ATGCCTTTAGCAGGTTGCCCAGTACCACCAACCGTTAGGGAGGTAGTAAGGGTAGCATAGGTTGGAGCAGTCATTTATTTAACCTTTCAAAATTAAACGTCACCAAGCGTAACGGTTGCATTAACCAAGGCCTTGGGACGGATAACCTTACGGCCATACACAACAAGTCCACGATAGATATTACCGAAGCTGGAAGGGTTACGAATCATCTCAGATTCAAGAATAGAGGTTGCAGTAGCCGTAGCCTGCTTATGGCCCGCAAGCATTACCGTACCCGAAGTAGGCAGGTTATTGCTCTTGAGCATAGTAAAGCCGTGGAGATTCAGACTCATGAAAAGGCGAGGGTCACGAGCAGCCGAAGAAGACGTACCCATTACCATTGCATCAATTACCTTAGAATCTTCCCTACGCAGATACTCATAGAAACGAGGGGAGCCGATATACCAGCGGTCTTCCTCAGGAACATTCTGTTCATCAAGAAGGCGTCCATTAGCAGACATAAAGTCCATTGGAGTATAGGTATTGGTAGGACCAAAACCCACAGTCACAGCGCCAAGGGCCGTAGTGGTAGAGACACCGCTATTAATAGTAGAGAGAATATCTACGTCAATAGCATCACGCAGAGAGTACGCAGCCGAGTCAGCAGCCATGTTCTCAAACGAAACGTGTTCCTGTTTCAATTCAATGTCATCCATTGGGAAGGCATAGTATTTGCCCTGATCTACGACTAGAGAGATATCTTGGTCGGTTAAATTCTGGACAGTAAGTTGCTGACCACGAGTGTAGTTTGCAACAGTCACCAGAGGTTGCTGGATGATCTTTACAGTATCGCCTTGCTGGTTAACTTCACCTTCAAATTCGGTGTTAGTAACCAAGTCATAGACTGCCTTCTTCTTGAGAATCAGAAGGACTTTCTTAGAATAGTTTACCGGACTAAAAGAACCATTAGGTAGGTTATTATAACCGGCTGATTGTGGAAAAGCCATATTAAATCCTTGTTATGTTGTTAGTTGTTTGCTCTTGAAATATCGTAAATAAAGTTGCCATTAGCACGAGACTTCTCAATTTCAGAATAGTGTTTTTCATATTCCTTCTGAGTTAGCCTGTTAACCATTGACTCACTCCATTGTTTACCTTGTACAGGCATTTCAACAGGGGTGTGGCCTACGTTAACTGCTTTGGCAGCTTCCTTTTTCTTATCACTGACCGTTTTAGTCACAATCTTCTTTTCATCTTTAAAGATACTAATAGCCCTACCAATTTTGGAGGGGATACCACTATCCACTAAAGCTTGAATTTCAGGTTCTTGTGAGTCATACCATGCAGCAAATTCAGCATTTTTAGAGCCGCCTTCATTAAAGTCATCTGCATCAGGATGCAGTTTAAGAAGCTCGTTCTTTCCACGCTCGTTTGCTAAAGTTTGTCTAAAGTCTTCTACTTCTTTCATCTGCTTCTTAATATCCGCAAACTCTGTACCATTATTAATTTCTTTAATGATAGCTGTACGCATGATATTATAAAGTGGAGGAAAGTCTTTAACCCATTGCTGGAACTCTTCTTCAGAGGTTGGCAATTGAGGGGCAGCAGAAGCTAGGGCTTCAGTGAGTTTTGAGTCTTTTTCAGCGAGGGTAGCCTTAAGTTTATTAATTTCTTTAGTGGTATAGGACTGTAGGTCTTTATACCGCTTTTCATAAGGGTCTTCACCTTTAGGCTCGGAAGAAACGGGGTTCTCAGGAACTACAGGCTGTTCCGAGGCCGGGGTATTATCCGGGTTTTCAGCAGCGAGGCGAGAAGTTTCCAATTCTTTTTCAAATTCTTCCATTTCTTTGGCTCTCATGTAAACTCGTTTAGTTGAGGTTACACTACCAGCCATCTTAAAGGATTCATTTGGGGCTGTATTGTCAGTCATAGTAATTCTCCATTGGGTTTGCTTAAAGCAAGTATCCAGAGAACACTGTTCTAAGTGTTATCTAGGGGGCCGGTTGACCGGGTGTCCCTGCTTGTTGAGGTTGTGCTTGAGGCATAGGTTGCCCCGGATTCGGTCCGGCTTGTTGGGCAGGAGCAGAATTTTGTTGTCCTACAGCAGGGTGTTGTACCTGTTGAGGAGATTGCTGTTTATTAGCAAAGTGTTGGTTATAGATGTTCATGAAGTACTGGAATACTTCTTGTCCACAGACAATCCCTAGTACAGGAATAACTATGGGAGCATAGTGTTGTAGAGCACCAGCAAGAAAAGTCTTTTGCTTAGGGTCTAAAGTATTAAGATGCTGTTCAAGGGTAGCCATAATATTACCCTGATCGCCTTCTCCAAACTTACTTTTATCGTTAGGTTTAGCTGGCTTAGCCTGTGCTTTCCCTACTGCCATAGCAGCTTGGGTAGCAGCAGCGTTATTATTAGGCTGTTGGGGTTGGGGCTGCATTTGCATTTTGTTGTGCTTTATAGTTAGTTAAGAATTTTTCCCATTCACTAGGGCCTTGTGCTTTAGGATTATTAGGTATCTGTGGTTCCATACCAACACCGGAAGCCTGTTGTTGTCTTTGGGTAAACCAAGACTCCAGAGCGTTCATATCAGTATAGCCACTAGCTTTAGCTATACTCTTAATCTCTTGAAGATAAGCATTATTTGTAGAGGCTGAGTCAGATGGGTTAAAAGCTACTTTAGCTAAGTCCCAAGAAGACTTGCCATCACTTGCGCCTATATATCCGGGTTTCCCAGACTCTAGCGGGTGAAGACTATTTGTACCAGCAGAAACCGATATATTAGATGGGATTGTAAATCCTAGTTCTTTACTAGCAGCTTGTAACAGTGGTTGGATGCCTTGATTAATTTTTGTAGCATCATTAGTACTTGCTCCACCACGAGTTAAGTAATTAGGTGTACTAGTCGGGTCGCCCGGTCTATAGTCAAACTGGGATACTTGAGTAGCTGGAGAGCCTCCACCACCAAACATACCACCGAATAAGGCACCACCGATTCCCCCTACAAGGGAGCCTACACCGGGTAGGATTGTAGTACCTATCATTGCACCTATAGCTTCAGCACCTGCAAAACCAGCAGCAGCGCCTATTGCACCACCTATCCCACTTCCTGTAGGATTACCACCAGTAAACTTAGAAAGTATTGTACCTCCTAAATATCCTAAACCAGCAGCACCTAAAGTACCTGAGAGAGTACCACCAAAAGTACTGGCTCCTAAGCTACTAGTGCCGGGAGCAAAGCTTGCAGTGGCATCAGCAGCAGCGGCAGCAGCTTCAGTAGAAGCCCCCGGAGCAACTCCAAAAGAGGCTAGATTAGCTGCGCTATCAACAGAACTACCAGCAAACCCTAGTTTAGTACCAAAACTATTAAGAGCACTATTGACACCCCCTGTAATGGGGTTAGAAACTGGCTTAATAGCCTGTAGTCCTGTACTTAATATATTCTGAGGAGAAACAGAAGGAGGCTGATTGCCTGTAGAAGGGTTAGCTTGTGGCTGATTAAAACTTAAGGAACTAAAACCACTAGGATTTTGTGCTCCAGAATTGTTTTGATTAGGATTAGCACTTATCTGAGCTAATATATTAGGGTCAAAGTTAAAAGAAAAGGCACTTTGAGGCTGTTGAGGGTACGCACTACTAGAGGTCTGTTGGGTATTCAGGGCCATCTTTTTCTCTTTTTACAGCTTCTTTTATGCGTTCTCTGTATCCTTTTAGCTCCTTTATTAAGGCTCTTTGGCCTTGAAACTGCCTTAATTCAGCATCTGTAGCATTAGGATTGTCTTGTATGTCTTCTTTTTGCCTTAAAGCAGCGTCTAAAAGTGCTATAATAGCCTTCTCTACGTCAGGATGAATCAAAGCTTCTAGTTTTTTAGCTGTTTGATAGTCTAAAATCATCTATTCAGCCACTAAACTGAGGGTTTCCGGGCTGTGGAGTACTTCCTGTACTGCCTGCTCCCATAGAACCACCATGTTCATCAGTAGTATTAGGGGACATAGGTCCAGTAGTAGGCTGGTTTACACCATTAGCTCCTGCCTGATTGTCTTGTGGATTCTGTGCTACCTGCATTTGCCCTACTATTTGAGCAAAAAGCGCAGCATCTTCCATATTTGCTACCATTTTGGTAGGGTCTAAGTCCATAGATACAGCTAATTGTTCTAAAATATAGTTTAAATTAGCAAAAGGAGTAAGATTAGGATTAGAAGAAACTACTTGTAAGAACTGTAGCAGCTTTTGAGACTGTACGTCTTTCTGCATAAGAGCAGAAGTACCTCTAGCTACGATTTTAATAGGTCCTTGTATCTCAGCATCATCATTCATCTGCATATTCCAAGCAAAATAGGCTTGGCCTAGAGGTTCTAGCAGGTAATCATCAAAATTACGTATAACGGCTTTAATATTTCCAGCAGCAGCTTGCATTAAAGTCTGTGTTTGACCCGCTGTACGCACTCCGGTCTGTCCAATAGCCTGTCCTTGAGCATAAGAGGGCTGTCCGGTAGCCTCATCACATAATTGCCTAGCTTTATCCATAGCTTTTATATGAGAATCAGCAGTACTATTAACAGAGATAGGATAAATGCTCTGTCCGGGTGCACCACCTTGCTTACGGAAGATTTTACCGGGGAAAATAGTTAAGTCTTGGCCGGGTACAAGCTGGTTTTCATTAACTTCAAGCATAACTGAGCCTGAGAAGCGTAAATTATCCACTAACATGCGCCAGTGGCCATTCATAATCTTCTGAGGGTCGCGCATATTCTCTGGAATACCTACACCCCATAGCTGATAGCCATGTTGTTCATAAGGTACAGCATAATAAGGAAGTCTCTGAGGAACAAATGGGTTAAGAACTACAGTAGAACTTCACCATTAGCAATCCAAACGTTAACCTGAGCCTGATTAGTTAATTTAGCTAGTTCATCCTGCTCTACTGTAGGTAAACCTTCAAGGTGTTCTCTTTCAAGATAGCCCCAATATTCTATTACATCATATCTTTCATCACTGACAGTAACAGAAATGTCTTTAATCTGGTTTTCCCAGTAATCACGAGTACGAATTGGTCTATTTCTTAGCACTCTTTCAATAGCATTAGCATCAAAACCTTCATAATTCTTAAGGTCGGCTATCTGCCATGCTGTCATTAAGTGCTTTTCACAGATATAAGCAGCGTTTTCTACTCTTGTGCAGTTAGGGTCTGGATAGAAATTCCAGATGCTTACATATGAAGCTTTAGGAAAAGGTTTAGTTTCAGGAGAATAAGTGTTTTTGCCATCTACTTTCTTCCAAGAATGTGTGATTTTATCATAGGTCATAGGGCCTTTTAAGACACCTGTACCTTGAAGTACACATTCCCACACAGATTTACGAATTTCGTCTTCTACTTTACCTTCTGCAATCTGATCTAGGATGGTAAACTGCATCTCTTTAGCAGCCATCTCAGCAGGATTTATCTGTGGGAACTGCTTAGGGTCAGGAGAAGGGCCTTCTTCAAGCTTCTTCCCTTGTAAAAGGTTCTTAAAGCGTTCTGCAACACCTCCTAAGAGGGTATTTCTGGTATCACCGGGATTTAAAGTCTTACCATCCCCTTTATAACCATAAATATCATCTATAGGGAACTGTTCTGGGACAACAAAAGCTTCTTTAGCAATGCCATCAGGCTTGTTAGGGACTATAATCTCAAGAGGAAACTTGTTTCCCTGAAATAAAATCTCTTCTATTTGTCCTATTGCAGCAGTAGTCTTAGTCTTAGTAATCTTAATGAATATATCAGAAGCTTCTTTAGAACGAGCTTTAGCTACAGCTATGCGCGATTTCTCATCTTCATTATATTCGCCTCTCCATTGATGGATATTACGTAACCAGATAATTTCCTGAGGTCTACGAGTTTCCTTAGCTCTCTGAAAACGGGTATTAACAGTATTAACTATAGCAAAAAGTTGAGATAACCTTTTCTGTTCACTATAATCTGTTGATACATCATCAAAAGGTTTACTTTCTGGCAATATATCAGCAGGCGTTACTTGGCCCTTTTGTGCAGAAGGAGAAGCCCCTGCCATATCTCCATTATTGGGAGGTCCTTTACTTACTCCTGAAGCACCGATGGTATTACTACCGGAGACTAAAGAACCACCATTAAAAGGGTTTGAGCCTTGCACTGTATTACTTTACACCAATAGTATTATGTACACCCATATCCGTAGGCTTAATTACTCCACCCCACTTAGGGTCTTCCTTAGTGTTAAGTACAGAGTCTTTTACATTGGCTTTATGTTCTGGCTTCATTACTTCAGCGGTGATATCTTCACGGCCTGCATTAGGAACACCTTTAGCAAAGGCATTGCTTGCACCCATAGGATAGCCACCTACTTTAGGACCACTACCATTACCAGTAGGCCCTTTACCTCTAGTGCCTGTAGCTTCAATATCACCACAAGGAACACCATCCTTCATATACAAATCAGAAGTCTTCTTCTTTTTCATATCAACTTTCTTTTCTGGAATATTCTTACCAGTGTAGTCACTCATCTTTAATTTCCTTTTTAATACCCAAATGTAGGGTCTACTATTACAGGTCTTTCCCTGTCTGCTTTTTGTAACCAATCATCCCAACAGTTTGCTATACTAGGTCTTGACATTAGGGCATACCTTAAAGCATCCCAAGCATGGTCATTGGCTTTAGTATCAACATCTTCAGGGTTGGTTTCGTCTACCGGTAAAGAAGAAAGACATTTAATTAGCTCTTTACAGGTATCAAATATAAATATTTTAGGCTTTTTAGTAAACTCGTCTAACTTAAGAAGCCTGTGCATTTCGAGTACACCAGATTCTCTTTGTTTATCTGATCTATCGGACTGTCTCCAAAAGCACCTTTCCATCTCCATTGCTTCAGCAATAGAAGGGCCGGGGTCGCCTCTTTTAGCCCACATGGAAGCATCTGCTACGCCATAGCGTACAAACTCTCCCTGTTCTAGTTCTAAGACTTTTCTACCAAACTTATCCGCTGTTATTGGCTCTTCATACTTCTTGCGGGATACTTCACCATTAACTGCATATTCTCTGTACACGTAGATATTATTATCATAGTCTACAGCACACCATATACATACTGCAGGAGAAGAGTAACCCCAGTCCATACCTCTAAATCTTAACCAGTTAGAAGGAATCTGGAAAGGCTCAACTACATGAATAGGCTTCTTGAAATCTGGAAAGGCCATGCCTTCCATAGCATCCCAAGAACCATCCAACCATGCAGAGCGTAAAGGTTCCTCAAGAGAAGCAAGAATAGCTAAGTATTGAGGGGAGGAAAGGAGAGCAGGATTATCGCGTACAGTGGAGTGTATCCACCTTTTAGTTAGGAGTAACTTACCAAAGGGAGAATCTATCTCTTCTCTGATAGGCACATTAGGAGGACCTTTATCAATCCAATATTCTTTTACCCAATTTCTACCAACACCAGAAGGGTTAGTAGTAGCTCTTATCTTAGTACGCATTTTAGTACTACGGATAGAGCCTTTTAGTTTATAAAACCAATCAACAGAAGGAAACTGGGATATTTCATCTATACCAAGCCAAGCGTATTCCTGACCACGATAGCGTTCTATATCATCTATTGTATCACAATAGCCAAATTCTATTAAAGCTCCAGAAGGGAATACAAAGTGTTTATCTTGAGTATACCACTTTACATTGGGGAAAGCTTGGTTGTAGAGTTCTTTAGCTCTACCAATAAGCTCTTTTAATTCTGGCATTGTACGGCGTAGAATTAATGCCCTGAAATCTTTATTCCCTACATAACGTAGGGGGTCAATAATTAAAGCACTTGACTTTGCTGAGCCTCTACCACCACTAAATAGTACTTCATCTTCATCTGCCATTAGAAAATATGTCTGTGGCCCTGCAAAGGGTTGCCAGATAATATTCTGTTGTGGGGGTTCCTGAGGAGGTTCTGTAGGACCTGAAGGTGGAGAAGGAGGGGGTTGTTCTGTAAAACTAACTACAGGAGTTTTCTTTTTTTTCTTTTTGTATCTACCTGTGTTCCTACTCTTATATGTTTTAAGCTTAGGAGTGTACGGAGGTAAATCATCATCTTTACTCATGATACTTCTGCAATCGTTCTTCTAAAGGTAACATTATTTCGTCAAAGGGTGGACGGTCCATCATTAGCCTTCGTAACCCTTCCTGAGACAAAGGATAACCACAAGACTTAAGCCAATTAGATACATCAACATAGGAATCTGTTAAAAGAAAATCTTTAGCTCTGTGGATAATTTTTCTACATGGCTCAATTATCACAGCTATTTGAGGGTCTGTTTCATCCCTACGGTAGCCCCAAGGTAATTGTCCATTTATGATGGGAACAGGAAGCCCTAGGCTAAGCTTCATATTCCTTTTCATTGCATTAAGGTTCTTAAACTTACCAAGGCCTTTCGGTTTAAGAGCAGCTTCAGTCATTAGGCAAT